GTGCTGGTAAAGACGTATGCCATGTGAAGTCCCTAGCTAAGGGCGGCTCTAATAAGGATGGTGTGTTCCTAGCTTCGGCTAGTAAGAATAGGAAATTCTCCCGCGATTCCAGCGGTAAACCAAAAGCTGTATATGATAATAAGAAGTAAAGCGCTCAGGGAATTAGCTAGTGAATGTAATATTCCTGACCAAATTGTAGACAATCATTTTGAGGCGTTGATCCAACTGGTGTGGTGCGTTGCTAAGAAGGAACGTGGGCGTTGCCAAACTAAGATTCGCAGGTGGCAGTTTAGTGATGATATCGGCAAGCCCTCTATTCTGGAGGTGCTGCGCGACGAAGACGAGTACGATTTGCTTTAATTGTTGATGGGTGTCATGCCCCCTAAAGGCATAGTAAACAGGAGCAGACATGGATATCGTTCAGGATAGAGCGTTGCTGGTGCGTACCAGAAAGCCAGATTTGATAACAGAAGTCATTCCTAAAGCGGAGGTGGTGAAGACGCATGACCTTGGGAATGGGCAACGTGGGTATGAAGTGCTGGTTAATTGGACACTGGCTAACACAAAGATCATTCGCAATTTGGGAATAAAGAATGCGCCATCGCCCATCACAAGGAAGTACAACTGGCCGGGGATGTACAAACCTTTTGCCCACCAAATAGAAACCGCGGGGTTCTTAACCCTACACCAGCGGTGCTTCTGCCTAAACGACATGGGCACAGGCAAAACAATGAGCACCATATGGGCTGCGGACTACCTGATGTCTTTGGGCGTTATTAAGCGCGTGCTGATTGTAGCTCCTCTATCTATTTTGGACACGGCATGGCGTGCGGACTTGTTTAAGACGGCTATGCACCGCAGGGTAGACATTGCGCATGGCTCAAGAGAAAAAAGAAAAGCGATCATTGCTTCTGATGCGGAGTTTGTCATTATCAACTATGACGGCATTGAAGTTGTGCATAGAGAGATTGCTGCTGCGGGGTTTGATCTTATTGTATGTGATGAATCGAGCGCGCTAAAAAACCATCAGACTAAGCGCTGGAAACTGATGAGCGCGTTGCTAACGCCGCATACATGGTTATGGTTATTGACGGGTACGCCTGCGGCCCAGTCCCCTGCGGATGCGTATGGTTTGGCAAAGCTAGTTAACCCACAAGGAGTGCCACGGTTTTTCGGGGCTTTTAGGGACAAGGTTATGCTGAAGGTAAGCAATTTCAGATACGTTCCAAGGCCGGAGGCACAGGGCATAGTGCATAGAGCGCTGCAACCCGCTATCAGGTATACCAAAGAAGAATGCCTTGACCTTCCAGAGATGACTTATGTAGACCGCGAAGTCCCGTTAACACTGCAGCAACAAAAATACTACGACAAGCTACGGCAACAGTTGTTGGTACAAGCGGCTGGGGAAGACATATCAGCGGTTAACGCTGCGGTTGAAATGAATAAGCTCTTGCAGATCTCCAGTGGCTGCTGTTTCTCGGATACCGGCGAAGTCATAGAATTTGATTGCTCTAACAGACTGTCAGAATTAACAGACATTATTGAACAGAGCAGTCATAAAACACTTGTTTTTGCCAATTTTACGCACAGTATTGAAACAATCAAACGGTACCTGACAACAAAAGGAGTCAATTGTGACTGCATATATGGCGCAGTGTCCCTTAAACGACGCTCTGAACTGATTGACCAATTTCAAAAATCCCCCGAACTCCAAGTGCTTATAATCCAGCCACAGGCTGCTGCGCACGGCATCACACTACACGCGGCAAACACAATTGTCTGGTGGGGACCAAGTATGAGCGTGGAACATTATCTTCAAGCCAACGCCCGCGTGTATAGAGCTGGGCAAAAGAACCCGTGTACCGTAGTGCATCTATTCGGCAGCAACGTGGAAAAAAAGTTGTACGCCCGCCTGCAGAGCAAGAAAGACGACCAAGAAAGTTTGTTAGCTATGTACAAAAACATACTTGACAACAAATGAAAACGCTGTAAACTTGAAACACCTAGCAAACACAGCTAGAGATTTAGGAGACTGAGATGACCGACATTACTGCCGACCGATTGGTATCGGTCTATATAAAGCTACGCGACCGCCGCGCTGAGATCAAGCGTGCTTACGAAACGGAAGATGAAGAATTGAAGGCACAACAAGAGCTTGTGTCACAGAAGTTGCAGGACATTATGAAGGAGGTTGGGGCCAGCAGCTTGAGTACCACCAAAGGTACGGTGACTCGTAAGGTACGCCCAAAGTACAGCACAAACGATTGGCCTTCTATGTATGCGTTCGTTAAAGAACACGACGTATTGGAGCTATTGCAACAACGCATCAATGAGACAAACATGAAGAAATTTCTGGAAGAGAATCCAGATTTGTTACCGCCGGGCCTAAATTGCTTTAGCGCCTATACCATTAGCGTCCTTAGAAAAAATTAGGAGCAACTATGATTGACGAAGATTATGACGAAGCATATGATGGCCCCTCTGCCGAGGATGATCCGTGGCTGACCACGAGTGAAGTGACGCATCTTTTGGATGTTAGCCGCACTACCCTAGCTAAATGGAGGGCTAAGGGACTGGTGACTGCATACCGAATCGGAGTTTCGCGCTCGGTGCGCTTCAAGAAATCTGAACTGTCCGACCTTATTGACCAAGCAAAAACTGTTACGAGGATCTAACTATGTCTACCGATCTTTCCCTTTTCCGCGATAAATCCGCTACCATCCCGGCGCACCTTAACAAGGGTCTTGATGATCTTACCAAAAGCCTTATGGGTGGAGCGTCCCTTAGCAAGCGCATCTCTATTATGGGCGGCTGCTGGCGCATGTTTGTAGGCAGTGAAGAAATTGCCAAAGTCGAAGAACGCTCTATTGATGTTGTCATTGTCAACGCAGCTGCCAAGACCAGTCGGTCTTTTCATAAGGAAGCCTATAGCGAAGCCAACAAAGGCAAGCTCCCAGACTGCTGGTCTAGCGATGGCGTAAAGCCGGATTCGCGTGCGGAGTCCCCCCAGTCAAGTGCATGTGCTACTTGCCCCATGAATATTGCGGGGTCAGGTCTGGGTACGTCGAGGGCTTGCCGCTTCCAGCGCCGTCTGGCTGTGGTCCTAGCTAATGATGTTGAAAGCAGTGATGTGTTTCAGCTAGTGTTGCCAGCGCAGTCTATCTTTGGTAAAGCAGAGAATGGCAAGATGCCTTTGGAAGCCTACGCCAAGTTCATTGGCGGTCATAGCCTGAGCATTAGTTCTGTAGTTACGGAGCTTAAATTTGACACCAACTCAGCTACGCCTAAGCTATTTTTACGCGCCGTCCGCGCATTAACCGAAGAAGAGATGAATGTGGTGGCTGAGAAGGGCCAAAGCCCTGATGCTCTTGCTGCTATTACTTTTAACCCTTCGTCGAATGACAGCGCATCCAAGGTAGCTACCACTAATGTAGCGCCAGAAGAAGCTGGGCCTCTGTTCCGCGAAGAGCCAAAGCCAAAGCCTAAAGTTAAACTGGAAGCCGTTGTAGTAGAAGAAGCTGCTCCTGTTGTACGGGAGAAAAAAAACCCTGCGGCACCTGCTCCAGAGACTAAAAACTTAGAGGCGGTTCTCTCTTCTTGGGGGGATGACGAGTAATTTATAAACCGTGTCGGGGGCGGTACGCCGCCTCCTTTTATTTTTGACAGGAAGCAACCATGACACGGCGAGAATTTTTTAACCAAATATTTGGGCCAACCGGAAAAATATGTATCCGGGGTCTTTTTTATGACAGGGCGCGGGGTGCAGCCAAGCAAGTTATATGCGAAACCCTAGACGAAGCCGACAGTATTATTGCCGCCTACGAAGAGGAAGGGCGTGAAGTTTACTTCACTACCGGCGCGATTAAACCAACGTCTACGAAAGCGTCGATATCCGATATCCTCTACCATAGGTCTTTTTTCATAGACATCGACTGCGGGGAGAATAAGCCATACGCATCCAAGAAAGAGGGTCTAACAGCGCTGGTTAAATTCTGCGAAGCGACGACTCTGCCTATGCCAACACTGATTGATTCCGGCAACGGGGTACATGGGTACTGGTTCTTAGGCGAAGAAGTTATGTACGACTTGTGGAAGCCCGTGGGGATGGGTTTAAAGGACAAAACTAGGCAGCTGGGGTTTGAGATAGACGATGGGGTAACGGGCGAAGGGGCGCGCATTTTGCGGGTGCCGGATACTTTTAACAAGAAAGATCCAGAGAAGCATAAGCCCGTTTCAGTAAAGTCTGTAGGCGCAACGATTAGCTTTGCGGAGTTCTCAGAAATTATCCCTGCAGTAGCGACACACGCTACGTCTAAAGGGGGCCAACCTGACGAATTAACCCGCAGTTTGATGGGGGAATACCCCACGTATAAGTTCGACATAATTTTAAAAAAGAGCCTTCGCGTTAAAGAACATGAAGAAAGAGTGAAGGTCGTCATACAGGACAAAGAGGGTAACGATACCTATGAATACAGGAAAAGGATTGTGGAGCGGTGCGCTGGTTGCCCGCAGATTAAACAGGCTTACGAGACTAGGTCTGTAGCAAAAGAAGAATTTTGGCGCTCCGCGTTATCAGTGGCTAAGTTTTGTACGGATAGTGAGCAAGCTATTCAGATCATATCGGAAGGTCACCCCGAGTACAGTCCAGAAAATACCATAGAGAAGGCAGAGCTTATTGTAGGTCCGCACCGTTGCGAGACATTCCAAAGAGTTAACCCGGACGGGTGCAAAGACTGCATTCATAAGGGGCTTATTTCTGGCCCTATCTTGCTGGGCAAATACACAGAGTACGCCGCACCGTCCGACAACATTATTGACGACGTTATACACGACGGGTTTTTTGAGAATGTAACCGTCGAAGTACCCATGTTCTACCCGGGTAGCTGGGCAAGACCTAAAACGGGCGGCATTGTTAAGCGGCATTTTGAGGACGCAGACCAAGCCGACGAATTAGACAAAGACATGGAGACCTTTGTGTATGAAAACGACTTGTGGGTTAAGCAGTTGCTTAATGACCCCGGTTACGGGGAGACAGCACATATTGTGCATATAAAGCCCCATGGGCCAAATATGAAGCGGGTTATTGAGTTCACAATGCCTTTAACCGATGTGGGTAAGAAAGACGTTTGTCAGAAGATACTGACATTTCATGGAGTTCATCGAGCGGTGCTACCCGCTACACTTACTTTGTTGCAGGCGTATATACAGAGTTGGGTGGCTAAGTTAGAACATGAGCAAATAGGTGGGCCTTATATGGCCCGAGAACATTATGGTTGGCATAAGGAGAGTTTTGTGTACGGATCAAAAGAATATACTTTCGATAAACCCCCTGTTTATAGTCCCCCCTCCAAAAACACAGAGGATTCCGCCCCCGCTTTTACTGCGAAGGGTAGCTTAGACTTGTGGAAAGATATGGCGAATCTGTATAACGCCCCGGGCAATGAGGCTAGAGCTTTTATTTTGTTTGTTGGTTTTGGTGCCCCGCTCTTTAGCTTTTTGAACTTAGGAAGCGTGCTTGTGCATCTGACCAACAAGGACTCAGGTGTGGGTAAATCAACGGCACAGAAAGTGGCCGCAAGCATATGGGGTGATCCTAAAGAACTTGTGCTATTAAGCACGGATACTGACAACGCCCGCTATCAACAGTTTGGGGTGTTCCGGCACTTGCCCGTATTTGTGGACGAGATAACGAATATGCCGCACGATAAGCTCAGTGAATTTGCCTTCCGTGTGTCTCAGAACCGTGGTAAGCATAGGCAGAACGCGCACAACAATTCCCTCAGAAAGAACACGACCAAGTGGGAGACGATTGTAGTGACTTCAGGTAATAACAGCCTATACGACACACTGCGACAGCACAAAGTATCCGTGGACGGGGAGCTTAACCGCATCATCGAACTGCCTTTGGCAATGAAGGACAGCCTCAGTATTGAGGAAGCTAGTCGCTGGTATGAACAGGTACTACCCAATAACTACGGGGTTGCCGGAGAGATCTACGCTCAGTACATCACTGACCAAAAAGAGCAGTTGATGAAAGAGGTCATTGAGTTGTCAGAAACTTATGTCAAAAAGTTTAACTTTGCGGGTAAGCATAGGTTTTATCGCGGGTGTTGTGCAGCTGCTTTTACTGGTGCTCGCGTGGCCCAGAGGTTAGGGTTACATGATATTGACATCGACCGCGTAGAGCGGTGGGCTATCGGGGCATTGGGGGGAATTCAGGCCGCCGTGCAGGAGGCTAGTGCCCAAGATTCGGTGGCTGTTCTAGGACAGTTTCTCAACGCCTATAAGCGGAATGAGTTGGTAGTGGGTAACAACGGGGTATTTATGCAGGCGGGGCTAGAAATCCCACAAGCCGCCTCAAAGGAGCCATTAGGTCAGTTAGTTGTGCGCGTAGAGAATAGTAAAGACAAGCACCTTATGTACATATCCAAGAGCGTTCTGGCTAATTGGTGTGGGGAGCAGCGCGTACCCGTTGCGGTTATGCTAGATGATTTGGAAAAGCGCGGTGTGCTAGTTAGCAAGAGTATGTATAAGCGTCTGGCTGAAGGGACATCTAGCCCCGGCCTTCCTGTAGCAGTGATCTGTTTGGATCTGGATGCCACGACTAAAGAAAAATTAGATTATTGACAATAGCCGCAGCCGTGCTACGATAATCCCTGAATAGTTATTTCTCTCCTGTCTTGCCTCACTTCGGTGGGGCTTTTTTTATTTGTTGAGCCGTATTTTCATACGCTCAATGTTTTCCAGCACTTTCTTCTTACTCTCTAACAATTTATCGCGCCGCGCGGTGAGGGCTGGATTGTTCGGCTGGTTCTTAAGATTCTCTATAGCGGCATTTAGTGTAGATAGAGTAGCCTCCATCTTAGCCACTACACCCGAAGCTGCACCCTTTTTAGCGTATTCTCTTGCTTCTGGCATACCGCGTTTCGCGGCGTAGGTTGCAGAGGCTTTAGC